GTGACGGAACTGATATTGGCGAGGCTGGGGGACTGGGTGATGACCAAACGCTTGGTTGCGTCTGATGCAGACTGCACGGCATAAGTACCGCGAACATCGCCAGTGGTAGCAGTTGCAGGTGAAGTAGTAACACCAGCAGTGTAACCAGTTGTCGAAGTAATAGCGGCCCCGTTCCAAGAAATGGCCACATCAGCATCAGCGCCAATAACAAAGGTNGCTGAATAGATGGGGAAGCCATACACGTCACCCGTACCAACAGTCACGGTAGCACCAACGGTGCCAACTGGAGTTACGCTTGCAATGTACTTGAAGGCTTTTGCGCCAGAAACGGTCGTCGCGCCGNTTGCCGTGATTGATTCGGACATTGGATAACCATAAATGTCATAACCACGCACAGTATAAACGGCAGTGTCGCCAGATGCAGTAGTGATACGCACGTTACGCGAGAGAGCCTTAGTAGGATCCCATAGCTGGATCGTGCCGGAAGAGCCAAACGATACACGCCCAGCAGCACCATCAAGGGCGAAGAGACCCGTAACGGCAGCGCCGGTAGAAGCGTTGGTAATCGTTGTGCTACCAGTAACACCAGTACCCGCAGTCAACGTAACAGCCGTGCCAGACACAGGGGTCTGTGACGTGGCAAGGTTAGTCGCTGAAAGCGTAGAAGGAACTTGGTTAACCGTCATAATGCGGGTAAATCCGAGGAAACCAGCAGTGGTGTTACCAAAGTCCTGTCCGGGCTCATAGGTGTAGAACGAGCGCGGGTCAAGAAGACCCGCGCCTGCGTAGAAGAGGGACGGACCCGCTTCTGGGTTGTAGTCGGCAAAAGGTGCCTGACCAAAAGAGATGTAAGGACCGGAGTTAGCTGTAATAGACATTTGCTGTCTCCAATCTTACGAGGTGGGGAACGAACCGTAGATCGAACGCCAGTTGTAGTACGAGAAAGAGTAACGCTCGTAGCCTTTTACAAGCAGGTTGTCCGTCACAAAATCNACTTGCATATCGGTTTCGAAGGGGACACGTTCCATATACGACAGACCGTCGATGTTGGTCAGCAAGAACCATGCATAAGCCGAGGTCAAGAAGTCGTTGACCATGTAGCTTTCTGGCAAACCACCGGCGGTGCTGAGAATGGCGTTCACGTCATTATCTGCGGTACCGGGGCGCAATTCAGTCTTCGTCAGACGAATTGCAATTGGCTCCAACTGAGGAGGAACAATCAACTTGCGGCCACGTGCAAACACCTTCAGACCAGCTTGGTCACGGAAGTTTGTGCGGATGGCAATCATTGCGTTAAGCAATGTAGCTTCGTTGAGGTCAACCTGAGTGGTTGGAGTGTTGGCAACCGTACCACCGTCAATAGGGTGGGCAGTGGAGCAAAGCGCCACGCCGTCACCGCCAACAGCAGAGTTGTAGGTGGTTGCAGTGTTCAACACGTTAGCGCCGTAGATTTCCTTCGTCTGCTGGAACGATTCGATCAAGCCGAGGTTGGAAGGTGCAAACTGTGTTTTGTAGAGGTTATCGTCGATAGCCTTACGGGTGATCGCGTAGCCGAGAGCGATTTCAATGTGCTCTTGGTTGTAGACATAACGCTCACCAGCATTGTTGTCGAACTTGGTCTGGCCGCCTTCGTTTTTCAACTGAGCATAGCCGAGGTAGCGCATTTCTGCGGTACGTTCGAGAGCCATTTTCGAATCATGCTTGGTGAAGATCTTGTCGTACTGTGACGGGATCTGCTCGTATTTNCCTTCAACTCCACGGAGGCCGGGGAGGAGAAGGTCTTTGATGGCACTAAGATTAACAGCCATTGGTCCTTACTCCTTATTAGCCAACCGAGGTCAGCTGCTTGGTGCTGACGTTGTTGAAGGCCACGATTGCGTAGTTGTACGCGCCAGTCTGTGTGCCGTTTGCGCCCGGAGGATCAACAACGAGGCTAACAACACGGAATGGGAGCGTAGCGGTGGTGGTCGGTGTGACAGCAATGTCCAAATACGAACCAGAGATACCATTGGCGGTATTGCCGGTGCCGTAGTTAAATTGGACGTTTGCATTGACATCGCCCTGCACGATACCCGTGGTGGTTGAGCCACCGACTTGCACAAGGAATTGTGCGTTGGGGTCGTTAACGATGTAAGCAGTCACGTCACCGTTAGCGTCAGAGCCGGGCCAATAGTTTGACCAAACAACGCGCTTCTGAGAGGTGGAAAGGTATTTGCAGCCAACAAAGATACCAGCGATCTGCGTGGTACCGGGGCTGACGGATGAACCAGCGATGTAACCAGTGTTCAAAGGATACACGGGATCGCCGTAGAAAATTGGGGTTGTGTAGTTTGAAGCAATCAAAACTGGCACTTGTTCGTACGTAGGAGCCGAACCGGTACCTGAAGTCTGACTGAATCCAAACGGCGCAAAAGTATTCGCCATGTCGGAAACTCCGGGGGAGGGGGTTTGTTTTGTCATCGCACCGAGCGAGACCGAAACAACATATTGTTGTGAGTGCGCCACACCGAGGGCGCTGTTAGTATCTAGTCTTATAAGTGGGTATTAAACAACTGTCAACACCCACTTAGTATTCGTTAAGTATTACTCGTTGGGAATACTCATACGCTCAATACTTTTACTAATGCGCGGTTTAGTACGAGCATCAGCATCGCGGGGTAGCGTTCCGTCTGGCGTATCATAGAGTTGCGCCTCTTTGGCCAGAACCTGAGCACGGGCTCGGCGCTTTTCAATGCCTTGCGCTTCCTCGGTAAGCTCCTTGGGACGTTCCATGAGGACCATGCCATCCAATTCAATGGTGTGGCCCTTGTAGCCAGCTGGCATCATCTCTGGGTGACGGTCAACGGGAACAGGTTCCCAGCCACCACGGGCCAAATTGACCTCATATGATGGGTCTTCCTTGCCCAAAAGCGTTTTGCGCTTCCATTCATATGACCAATCGGGCGGAACGGCTGTCTGATCAATCTTATACCGATCAATCTCTTCCATATCCATGCCGCCACGGGCTTTGCGAATCTCCGCAGCACGTTCTTTGGCGCTTTTACGCACCGAATCACCGCGCACAGTGCGTTTTGGCTCGGCCTTAACTGCCTCATCCGCCTCAACAATTAGCGAATCACTCTTTCTCTGTACCATTATTGGCTCCTTTAATGAATCTTGCCTTCTTTACGCAAATCTTCTCGGTGTTTTGCGTATTCTTCGGGGGTCATTTTCAGCATTTCAGCAATTTCACGCTCTTCTGCTGACAAACGGGCAACTAATGTTCGTCCGGCTCCGCTACCAGCCACCGAGGAAGACGGTGCAGCAGGTGCCGCTTGCCGTTTCTTAGTTGGTGTAGCTGCTGCTGACGTTGGTTCCGCATCAGGCTCGGCTTTCTGCTCGTTTCGAAACCCCAAGCGCGTTTCCACAAACTGGAAATATGCGTCCGAATCAGGCGCGTACCCTTCTGCAACAGCCACATTGTGTGCCCGAAGCATTGATTCGTACTTCACTGGATCGCGGACATATTCAGGATGCGACCTAACCCATGATGCTGACCGAGGTGAAAGCTGTGATGCCACCTGCTCTACAGGGTCATTGTGCATAGGCTCAGGTGTTGCTGGCCTGTTTTGCAATGCCTCTTTGCCGTCTACGAGCTTGGAAAGCTTATAAGAATTGCTTGCAATGAGTTCTTGCATTTCGGCAGCACGGTCATACGCACCAGTGGATAGTGCTTCCGCATACTCACGCTTCAACAGGTCTGCGTTGCGCTTAACCGCTTCAATCGCGTTGTTAATGAGGTGCATTTCATTATCTGCAACCTCAACCTTAGCTTGTTGAGCGACACGAGCAGCCTCGTGCGCCGCTGATTCGGCAGCAAACCGTTTCTGCTTTTCTTCTTCAAGCTGTGCTTTAAGGGCTTCAATGCCTTTATCAAACGGCACTTCATCGGCGGTGTTATTGTCTGCCCCGGCACCTTCTGCCTCTGGCGCTTCAAGCACGACCTCGATGTCTTCTTTCTTATCATCTGACATTACTATCTCCTTACCAAACTACATCCGGCGCATCGATCTTGCCCCGAACAGCTGTATCGTCGAGGATGCGGCAGAGAACACCATGCACCGTGATGGACCATCCATCAGACGGCTTGAAGTAAACCCAATCATGAAGATTTACGTCTACACCATTGAAAAAGTTATCAGTTGTTTCGCCAAAGGCATTGGCCCAAGCTTGATCACAAGCCCTGCTTTGCCTTGGTATTTGTCTTCATCGCGGGTTTGGCCGGGCAAAAGAATGCCAGAAGCTGTTTTCTCAGGGCGCATGTAAATGGCCACGAGAACTTGGTTGTTAAACAGTTCAACCTTTGAGATGTCGCCCATTTCATCAAGAATTACCTTCTTGGGGTCAACACTATGGTTCATACGACGATACGGCATTTCTGTTTTGTTCCTCTTCAATTTCCCATATGTGTTTGCCCCTGCGGACAAACACTTCGGCATCATCCAAAATTTCGAGGGAACGCTTTAAGCCGTTAAGAATGCCGCATTCACGGGCGTATTCTTTTTCGGACATGTAACCCATCGTAATTGACTCAGTAATCTTACCAATCAGTTCATGTATCTGTTTGGCAACTTCAAAAGCTACTGCCGAATCATAAGGTTTCATTGCGCCTCTCCAAGTATTGGCGCATGTAAAATGGGGGCGCGACTGGTTAAAGTCACACCCCCACAATCAGTTTTACACGGGCTAGAAAGTATTACTTGGCCTTGTGACCGTAAGCTTTGATCTTCTCAAGACGGCCCAAGCCACCACCAGCAGCATGATCAATCACATGCTCGGTCTTTGCTACACGGCCACCTGATTTACGACCCATCGGCATTGGAGGTTGGGGTTGCGGCCCAGCAGCACGACTTGCTCCAATAGCAGCCATTGCAAGGTTGGGGTCGAGCCCAGCAGGTTGATTTGGCTGCATTGGCTTATTAGGCTGCGGCACAGGCATTGGAGGCATCATGCCGCCCATTGGAGCTGGCTGGCCCTGTTGTGGTTGCCCACCGTGAGGTGCAATCACAATGTTGATGTTGGTTTTACCCTTGCCGACTTTACCGCCAGAGGCATGCTTAGAACGGCCACCATGCTTGCGGTTAGAGTAGCCAGTTTCGTCAGCTACACGTTCAAAATTACGGGTCATTGTTGGCGCTATCCATCAAATAGTCATCGGCGGCTTCTACCGCAGGGCGACGAGCCATTTCATATTGCGTCAATTCACTGGGGCGAAAACCACCGCCACCCATCTTAGCCTTGCGGCCACCTACAGCGCCGGGGATTTTTTCTTTGCTGTTGCCAGAGAATACACCGCCACCTTGGTTTTTCTTGTCACCGGTTTTACC